TGCTAATGTTATTGGTTGTAATAGACAAGATGCAAAAGCACATACATTTAAACCTTTGTATGGCGGTATGTCGGGAACAGATGAAGAGAAGAAATACTATTCTTATTTTAGGAAAAGATATAAGGGTATTACTTCATGGCAAGAAACAACAGAGGATAAAGCTATTGCTACTTCCTTTGTTACCCTACCAAGTGGTAGGCAATACTATTTTGAAGGTATCAAGAGAGCTTCTTGGGGTGGTTCTAATTTTTATACACAAGTTAGAAACTATCCTGTGCAAGGGTTTGCAACAGGGGATATAGTTCCCGCCGCTTGTATAGATATCTACAAACAAATGAAAGGAATGAGAACTAGGTTAATTAATACAGTTCATGATTCTATAATTATAGACGCACATCCAGGGGAGGTAGAAAGTGTTTTAAATAAACTAAAAAAAGCTTGTGATGGTATCACACAATCAATCAATCAAAGATACAACATAGACTTTAATGTGCCACTTGACTATGAAATAAAAAAAGGGCATAATTGGTTAGACCTAAAACGAATATAGGAGTTATATATATGACAGACAAAACAATCTTTGGAGACATGTCCGAAGAAGAAATCAGAGCAGAAGCAGGTATGGGAGCAGCAAAAAGTGTGCCTTCTTATATTGTGCAACTGCGTATTACAAACAATCATAAAGATAAAAACAACGATGATAAAGTCACACAACATCTGGGTAGCTACAATGTGTGGGATAAAGACACCGAACAGTTTATCTATTCAGATACTATTTCTTTCAGACCCTTTATGAAAAGAAATCAGTATATGACTTATGATAATAAGACGAAAAAATTTTCTGCTGAATCAATCTTAGTAGCGTTTGGTGAAGAGGCTTTCGATACATTAGGAACTACTAAGTGTGGGTATGTCACTGCTAAAAACAGGGCCGACTTAACACCTGACCAAAAAGAGAAAGCTAACAATACCAAATTCTATAGAATTATGTATGGTTTGATTGATATGAAAGGTGAAAATTCAAAGGGTGATAAAATTACTTTGAAGCAGTATCCTGTTCAAGTAAAATATGCAGGTGGTAATGCAGTAGTCATGAGCAATCTTGATTCTTTATTATCTAATAAAGGTATCCTTTGGTCAAACAAAGTAGAGTTAAATACAGAGGAAAAGACTGTTGGAGGTAACACCTATTACAATATAAAACTAGGTAAGATAACTTCGTTAAATGTTCCTGCTAATTTACTAGAGGATAGTGATGACGGCAGAGCCTATCAGTTATTTAAAAATGATATTGAAGCCAAGAACTCACAAGTTATGGAAAAATATCATGCTCACCTAAAAAAGTATGCTGATGATAATGCTTCAGTATCTAAAGTTACTAACGCTTGAACATCGACATACTCGATAAAATAAAATACTTTTTGGTACAGGCTGAGAAATCGCCTGTGCCTCTCAGCGAAGAACTTATCGAACAGTTTGGGGAAGACTGTAAGAAAGCAATCAGAAAACAATTCAAAGAACGAAGAGACAAATCTTTTAGAGTTAGGATGTCAGGTATTGGCAAACCTCTATGTCAATTACAAATGGAAAAGTCTGGTGCTAAAAAAGAAGAGATGCCTTACAATAGTAAGTTACGATTTCTATTTGGCGATATGATAGAAGCTATCACAGTTCTTTTACTCAAGGCATCTGGTACAACTATTGACAGTGAACAGAAGCAAGTATCTAGAGCAAGTAAATATTTTGAAACAGGACTTACAGGAACTTATGATGTAGAAATAGACGGAAAGATATATGATATTAAGTCAGCTAGTGACTGGGCATTCAAGAATAAATTCTCTATGGGTTTTGAATCAGTGGTAGATAAAGATGTATTTGGATATAAGTCTCAAGGATATTTATATGCAGATGCAGAGAATAAAAAGTTTGGTGGTTGGATTGTAATTAATAAATCAACTGGAGAAATGTGCATTGTATCTCCACCTAAAAACGATGCAAATCATAGAAAAGAAGCATTAAAGTTAGCAGAAGATAACATCAAAGCATTAATGGAAAACAAACCATTTGAAAGATGTTTCACTGATATAGAAGAAAAGTATAGGAATAAACTAACAGGTAATAGAGTGTTAGATAGTGTCTGCAGTTTTTGTTCTTTTAAACAAGAATGTTGGGGTGATAAAATACAATATTTGCCTCAGCAAGTCTTCGATAGTGAAGGCAAACCTCGTTCTAAAAGTCCTAGATATTATTGGTATACTCATGTAGCAGATAGAGGAAACAATAATGAAAAAGAAAAAGAATAAAATAGATGATGGTATTGTCATACTAATTCAACCCCATACCAAGGGTAAGTTTGCAGTGGGTTTAACTACTGATTATATCGCCGATACTCCCGAAAAAGAAATGTGTAAGCTTGTAGCTTTAGGTGTAGCACAAGCTGTCTTAGAAGACCCAGACCCTTTTTATGAAAGAGGCATTGAGCTTTCTGCAAAGATGGATAATATTGATATGACTGATGCACAAGAGTTTGTAAAAGAATCAGATGAAAGTAATATCATTGACCTGACAAAATATTTAGATGTAAAAAATCTAAACTAGGAGGATAGATGAAACATAATTCTAACTTTAAACATGACTTAGAGTGGGGTAAACAAGGTGAAGTAGTTGTTGGAGAGATACAAGAAGGTCAGAAAACAGAAGTAAAATCAGAAAGAGATAAATGGATTACCACAGGCAACCACTACTGTGAGTATCAGAGTAGAGGAAAAGATAGTGGTATTAAAAAAACAGAAGCTGAATGGTGGACTATAAACTTTTATAGCGGGGATAGATTTTGTTTTAATCTGACAGTAAAGACAGATGATTTAAGAAGTATCATAGATGCTAATAATTTTAAATCAGTTCCGGGAGGAGATAGTAACACCTCTTGGGGATACTTAATACCCATTGCAAAACTAATTAACTTTGATAATTATAAGGAGAAGATAAATGAAAACTGAAGACATACTTAAAAGTGCATCTAAATTAGTCTCTGGTGACAGAGCAAAAGCTTATGGAGATAAGAAAATACTCCATGATAAAATTGCTACCATGTGGTCTGCATATACTGATTATAATATTAGTGCAGAACAAGTAGCAATCATGATGGCTATTTTAAAGATAGCTAGAACAACAACAGGTAGTAGCAGTCCTGATAGTTATACAGATGGTGCTGCCTACATTGCAATCGCAGGAGAACTACATGACAAAAGCTGAAAATGAAAAACCTCAACAAAAGAACTATGTGATAAGTGAAGAGCAGAGAAATACTCTACTGCAATACTTAGCAAATAGACCTTTTATTGAGGTTCAAAAACTTATAAATTTATTAGCAGGATTAACGGAAATCAATGACAACATCTCACCAAACTTTATCAAAAAGTAAAGAGACGTTTGTTTTATATAGTTGTAAAATATCTTATTCCCGACTAGACGGAAACTTTTATTGGGATGAAGAAACTATTAATACAAAAGAATTAATAGAAGATTTTAAAAAGAAGTATGGGACTAACGAGCCATATTCACACGATAAGAAACTCTTAATACCCTTACCTCATATATTGAAAGCAGTAATAACTCATTTAAAGAATGAGTATAATCACTCTTACAATACAACACAACAACTATTAAATAAACTAACTAGCTAGTTCTTTCATTCGGGAAGATAAGTCTCCTGCTCTATTCGGGGTTTGCCTTGCCCACTTCGAATCAAGCATCTCGGATGCGGCCACCCCATACGAATGATTTCGTAAAGCAAGAATCATGTTCTTAAATTTACTAACACCTGTAGCTCCCATTTGAAAAATCATTTCACATAATATTCCCTGAGCCTTTAGAGGTATATCTAAATTATTATCAGCACATAATCTTTCCATACTATCCCATGCTTTATTAAAGTCTTGTTCAAATATCTCATCCCAACCTTCTTTAGTTGTAGGTACAGATTCACCATCCATGATACGGTGGCCATAGCCTCCTGTTAAGAATCCTTCTGTGCAGAGGTAGGGGTCTAGTCTATAACCTTCATGCTCCTTAATTCGTTCCATCAGTTCATCTTTAATTACATCTACCATAGTTTACTCCTATTTTTTCTTACTAATCATACCCTTGATACCTGGTGCCGCCCTAACCCCCAGACTGACACTGCAGGCTAAATATAATAAATGGGTATAATACTCAGGTAAACTTTCCAAAATCTGAAACCCACGTTCAATGTGCGGTTGCATAAAAGGGATGAAGGCTGAAATCGCAGGAATCATCAGGGCTAGTAAAACAAATTCGTCTTTCCACGACCCTTTCATTTGGTCTACGGCTGATGCCTCCCATGCAACTTTTCCTGCTATTTGTTGCTCTTTTAAAGCCTTAGTTGCTTTTATTTCAGTAAGCTTTAAATCTGCCTTTGCCTTCTTCGTCTCAACGAAACCTTTGACTGTGTCCCCTACTATATTAGCAATGGGGCCTATTAACATATTGAACATAGTTCCTCCTATCTTTGATTCATTAAGTCTATCATTTCTTCAGACTGTAATATTGTTGCAGGGTCTATTCCCTCTAATCTGCCACCAAATATCATTACTTGTTTTTGTATATCTATGACTATATCTGACAACCTGTCTTCAAATTGTTGTTCTGTTATTTCCCCACTGGCTAATTTCTTTCCTAGTTCTTTTGTTTTCCTATCATATACTTTTAATACTCTATCTAGTTCTGCTTTCTTTGTTACAGTCAATGACGTTAAGCTTCTATTTGTAACTTTAATACCAAACGCATTTAATATTGCTTGTAATTCAGATTCAGGCTCTCTAAATGGGGATATTTCTGTTCTTCCTGGCTGTGCTCTTTCAATTCTTTTAGTTGAATATGAACCTGGTAAGAATGGGAAGTTAGGTATTAATTTAACACCTATTGACTTTAAGCTTCCTGTTACATCCTCAACCACACTTATCCCTCTTGTCTGGTCCATCTTCTTTGTAAATAAATCTACTCCCGCTAGACCGAATAAAATATCACCACCTATACCAAAACTGGGTTGTAGAGGTGCAGGTAATCCTGGAATAACTCCTGTACCTAATTCTAAAACATCACCACCAGGAAATAGTCTTTGGATATTTATATATTTAGAATTTCCTTGTTCATCTGTAAATGGAAGTTTAATTTCTTTAGTTGGTAGTATAGGTATTCCTAGTATGTTTCCTGCAGATGTCTTAGGCATCAGTTGTCTTTCTTTATCTGCTTCGCCACCTCCCATCGTAGCGCCTATCTTATTTATAGCGTAGCCTAGTGCCGCATACTTTGCATACTTCCAAGGTCTAACTACCGCTGTTTCTGCTAATACAGGTATTATCCGATAGCTAAAAGCTAAGAAAGGAGTAACGCTATGCCTTAAAAAGTTAACAACAGGGGCATCTATATCATAATCAATAAATTGTTTTCTTGCAAACATGGCTGCATCTGAAGGTGAATAACCTTGTTGCATCTTATGAATAAAGGCATTTAATCTAAATATGTGGTCTTCTACTCTATACCAATCTTCTAGTGTTCCTGTTATTTTATTTTTTCTAACGGCGTTATATATTCTTTCTGATATTTCTACTGCATTTGTCCATTCAGTTTTTTTATCATCATATTTATATGCATTTTTAACCGATTTAAAATCAAATGTTTTTAATTCCCTTGCTATAAAGTCAGCGTCAAATACTCCATACTTTTGTGCTAGATAAACCGCTTTAGATTTTATTGGCTTCTTACTATTATGTTCTGCTAATAGTTTGAAGGAATTAATCAATCCTCCACCTTTTCCTGTCCCTACAAATAGAGGAATATCCCCCATATCTGAGAAGAAAATGTTACCAAAAATATTATTAACATGGACAGTAGGATTCCAAGCAGTTTTACTAGCTTTCCAAACTCTATTTAATCTAAGGTATCCACCAAATATATCTTTTAAAGGACCCTCTCTATATTTTTGTGCAGTTAATAAACTTTTATAAACTTCTTCTTGTACATATTTACCTGCTAATTTTCCATATTTTTGAACTTTTGAATCTTTAAATTTAGTGCTAGGCATTTTATAATATCCTGCTTTATTCATTTCGGATTCAGATAGTCCTTTAAATTTTTTATCTAATACATATCTGTCACCTTTTTTAGTTGTCTTTTTAACATAGGGAGACAGGCTAGGTGTTTTAAATAAATCATCATAAAATTTAAATTGAGAAATTGTTGATGCCATATATTGTCCTGTCAATTCTATAGATGCTGCAGCGTCTTCTATCTCTCCTTTAGCAAGTCTTTGTCCTTTAGTTAATTCCCAACGAATACTTATATTCCCATCTTCATCAATTAGGTTTCGAGATTTTAAATCTTCAATGTATTTTTTATTATTTAATTTACTAGCATCTACATTTTCTAAAACCTCCCAACCACGATGCGGGACCAGAGGTATTTTTCCGTTAGGTAATTTGTCATCTAGTCCACCTCTAATCATTACTTTAGAGCCATCTTCATTAAATGCTTTTTGCTTTTTGTATATCTTATTATATTCTTCTATAGATACTTTTTTTATAATTCCCCTTGGCCTTAAATCATCGCCTATTTTGGGTACATCTGTTTCATCTGCATATATTCTTCTTAAATAAGATGCAGCATTTTTTCTGAATACTTTTTTATCAAGCAGTCCTAAGTCATGGTACATCTGACCATACATATTAATAGTTTTCCTTGCTTCTTCAGATAACTCTTTTACTTTTTTAGACTTTACATTTACAATTTCTTCACCTTCTAAAATATTGTATAGTATTTTTCTTTCATCTATCGTTAATATTTTTGCCTTTTGAACTAAGTCGTTAAACTGTGCAGCTATTGTACCACCAAGACCTTGAGCTTGTTGTCTTAATGCTGTGTACTCTCTTGGTAAATTATATTTATCTATGAAACCTCTTCCTAAATATTCAGTTAGAGACATATGAAACTCTTTTCCTTCTTCTTCTTTTGTTCCAAATTTTTTACCTACTTTAACCTTTTTTAATACTTTATAACCACCAAAGCCAAATAAAGCACCTGTAAATGCTCTTCCTAATCTTGAACTAAAAGGGTCAGTGAAGCTAATGATAGGTGCTTCTTGGTCTGTATTAAATCCAATTAGTCCACCTGCTACTGCAGATGTAGACTCACCACTCTTAGCCAACTTATTAAATAAAGGCCTTCCTACTTTTTCTTCATAGGGTTTAAATATATATTTATTAGCAAAACTTTGTGGTCCAAATAGGTACATTCCTTTTCTTGCTTTGTTTTTATTTAATAACTCTAAGTCGTCTTTTAAAACTGTTGGTTTTATATCGGCGGTAGGGTCACCAATTTTTGTATCTGGTCTTTCAAATAAAGTTCTTTTAGGACCTTTTTCTATAATTACTTTTCTACCACCAGGGGTAACTTTACCTTCTGGTGTTTTAGCAGCACCTTCAATTTGTACTTTTGTATATCCTCTCTTTACTGCTTTCTTAGGATTAACATGTTTTAAACTAAATAATTGTCCAAAGAAACCCTCTGGGTCAGGACCTCCTACAGGTATTACTTTCCCTTTACCTGTTGCTTTCACTCCTATATTTTTAAGTACACCAAAAGCAGGTGCAACAACACCTCCTGCACCAAGACCAAAAAGAGCTTGTTCTTTTCTAGTCATCTTACCCTCTGTTAAGATACTATCTTGGTCTTCGTCTACATAACCTGCAGCTCCCGCTACTGCTCCAGATACCATTCCATACTTGCCCATTTGCCAAAGTGTTCTGGCTTTGCCAAAGGGTATTAACCAAGAGGCAGGGTCTAACAATGCACCTGCAAAATAAGCAGCTTTTACTAAACCACCATTATCACCTTGCATCCTTTTAACAAGTTCATTTTGTTCTTTTCGCATTTCTGCTTCATCAAAACCTGCTATTTGTTTTACACCCCTATAGGTATCTAGGAGACCTAGTTTAAATGCAAATCCTAAATCACTTTTTTTACTGAGGTCTTCATACTCTTGATAGTCATAATCCTCTAAGTCTTTTTCGTTTCTTTTATATTCTATTGTAGAGTCTTTTCCAGAGTCTGTAATACTAAAAAATCCAGACCTTTTATCTTTTACCTTTGATGAGTCTATTTTTTCTCCCCTGTTGGGATTAAAAAATTTACTCACTCTCATCCACCATATTATCTAGGATATCCAATAATCCACTGTAGTTAAATACATCTCCATAATTACTGTTAATGTAGTTTTGTTTAAACACATCTTCCATTATTGCACCTTCAGTTGTTTGCACTCCTTGTCCTTCTAATAGTTCAACTCCCTCAGTTAATAAATTTCCTATTTTATCCCTACCCATTTCTCCATCATCATATTTTCTAGAGTAGTCTATTCCCACTATGTTACCAAATGCCCTTAATGCTTGGTCATTTGTAAATATATTAGTTCCCTGTACTCTAAATCTATTGGAGTCTAGATAGCCTTCAAACTGGTCTAGTATAGATTTTTTAAACCTTCCTAATTCTAGATTTTCTGGACTTCCTCCAGTTTTAAAATCTATAACACCTGTTGTAGCAGAAGATAAGGCTTCAAAACCCCCTTGTATAGGTGTAGATTCTTTTAACTGACCGCCACCCACAGTGTCTATGATAGCTTGTCTTCTAGGTTCAAACTGTCTATCAACCATTTGTTGAACTTTACCACCTAATGTGTTAGCAGTAGCTACTCCTAAATTATTTGTATTGACTAGTCCGCCATTTACTTTGAGTGCTTCTACTTCTCTATCATAATCTGCTTTAACAGTTTCAGAAAAGTCACCATCAGAAAACTTTGCTTTTTCTTCTTCGGACAGTGATTCAAAATTCTTTTTTAATGTAGATAATTCGTCTGTTCTAGTTTCCTGTGTTTCATTAGCTAAACCTGCAAGGTATGATATGTCTTGTGTATTAAATAAATATTTAGCAAATGCACCACCACCTACATTATCACCTATTTGTATTGCTTTATTATAGGTGTCTTTCATTGTTTTAATTTCTTCATTAACTTCTTCTCTAGCAGCTTTTAAATTTTCTATACCCTCTTCGCCTATTGCTTCTGCTTTGTTAAACATATTAAGGCCTTCTTGTGCTGCGCCTTTTAGAAATGCTGTGGCGTTAAATAATCCCATTATTTATCCTCCTTTGCTCTAGACATTAAACCTTTAGGTTTTTCTTCTGCTGCTTTCTTTGCTTTTTTCATTGTCTTCTTTGAAGGTACATACCCTCTAGATTTATATAAATCTTTAATCATAGCTTCTGTCATATTCTTTTTAGGATTTGTTATTTTTAATTTAGAAATACCTGCAGCTTTACCAATAGTAAATATCATTTTTTGAACTATCGGCGTTAGAAGTAAAGCAGAGTCTATACTAAATGCACCTTCTATAAATCCTGAGAACACTATAGTTCTAGTTACTGCTTCTACAGATATACCTGCTTCTAGTAAAACTATTATTCTTTTTAAATTATCTTTCTTATTTAACTCTCTCCAAATATGTAATGAGGAATCCTCTAGTTTTGAAAATCTAGCAGGATTTTCCCACTTATAATTTTTAGGATTGTCTGTTAATGATTGTCCCGGAACAGGTGTATCAAAAGGGTTTTGTTGTCTTTCCATTATATTATATCCTTCTTTGGTGAAAATGCAGGTTGTTCTACAGTCTTGATTATTTCAGCATAGGCATTGGGTAGTATTGCATCCCATACTCTATTTAGTTCTTCATAAGCTATTGCAACACTTGCCTTTACTTCACCTGCTTCTTGTAAAGATTTTGTAGGCCTTTTTAATTGTTCAAATGTTTGTCTAATTGCCTGACTTCTTTGAAACTTTTCCCCACCACTTATTGTTCCTGATTGGTCTTTGTTATCTGACATAACTTCAGATAATAATTTTGCCCCTGTTACTCCATAACTTAAAAGTTGTGAAAATCCTAATGCCATTGTATTTCTCCTATGATTATAATCCTGCGAAAATCTTTACGCCTAACTGTCCTAGTAGACTGTTAAGTTCATTCTTAGATGTTTCATTCATTAATTCTAATTGTGTTTCTCTTTCAAGAGCAGCAATAGCTATATTATGTGCTCTTTCTTTTTCATTCTCTGATGATGTGTTAATCCAAGATGCTTCATCTCTCCACTGTTGCCATAATGCAGATAGTGCAAAGTTAGATATATTTAGTAAGTTCTGTGCATCTGTTTGATTGGCTGCATTTATAGCGGCAGTATTTGCAGTGTTGATACTTCTTCTCCATGTTACATTTGATTGGTCAATTAATCTTTGATTCTCTACATTGAATCTTTGTCTTTGGTCTTCTAATTGTGTATTGAATTGATTGATTGCTGCTTCTCTTTGTGCATTAGCTTCTGCCACACCTATTTCATTTCTAGCATTTTCTGCAGATATTCTATTTTGTTCAGATACTGCATACTGATTCATCGCATCTACTCTTTGTGCATTGTTAGTATTTATTTGAGTTGCAAGACTTGCAAAGAACTGGTCAGTTTGTGCCTGACTTTGGGCATTAAACTGCAATGCAGCATTAGAAGCCGCTTGGTCTGATAGCATTGATTGTTGTCTGAGTTGGATGTTGGTTAGACTGGCTTGTTGTCTATTAGATAGATTAGCAGTATCCATCTGAAAAGATTGTTGTGCATTTAATACTGCTGCTTGTTGTCTGTTATTTAAGTTCTGAAATATTGCTTGTTGATAGAACTGTGCATCTTGTTGTGCAATCGGTATAGATGCTTCTAATATACCTTGTGCTAGTGCCTCTGCAGCTATACTAGAAGAACCTAATCCTCTTTGTTGCATAGCAGCATCGACTAATCTTTTTGCCCCTGATGCAAATGCAGGTATAGGTTTGCCTTCATCAACTGCTGTATTAATAGCTTCTGATATATTGGCTAATTGACCTTGTACTGTTGCTTCTGGTGGTAATGCAGTTAGGTCTTGTTGTTGAGCAACCATAGGTGCAGAAACTGTACCTTGTGCTGCATCCATTTGTGGAACTGTTTGTCCTGTTACTGCGGAATACATCGGAGCTGCGGTTGCAGTTTGTTGTGCAATAGCAGTGGATGTAGGAACTGCTTGAGGTGCAATAGTGGGAGCAGTAGGTGTGGTTGGAGCCGCCGCCGCTTGTGTACCTGTAAGTCCAGGAGTTGTTTGTAATGTGGTATCTGTTGGAGACTGAAGAGCAAGTCCTGGCATGACTGATGCTCCTGTAGGTAAGCTAGGTTGTCTAACAGCAGCACCTACTTGTGCTTGTGCAAAGTCTGTAGGGTCTGTCAATGTATTTTGTGTTGTAGGTTGTTGTTCTTGTTGAATAGGGTTTGTTTCCATAACATTAGAATCCATAAATTTTTTATATGAATCCTCATCCCCAAACTGTTGTCTTTGTTGTTCATTCAAATCTGCAAATGATTTATACGTTGCCATTAGTTATCTCCATTAATTAGATATGCTTCCATCCACATTATCTTTTCTTTTATCACTGCAATGTCTTGTTGCATTTGTGTAACTTTATCTACTTTAGTTTCTACCGCCGATAGTCTTTCAGTCCACATTCCCCATGTCATAGCGAAACCACAGGCCATGATAAGATAAGGTGCTGCTAGTTTTATATCTATCTTCATTATTTGCTCTTTGCGGACATACCGCTTAAAGGGTTATTTAACGCTTTGTCAATTTTTAATTGAAGGTCTTTTTCTAGTTCTTTTATGCTATCTTCAAACAATCTAAGTTCCTCTCTTGTTTTATTTTTAATGCTATCCACCATATCTTCTAAGTGTCTTTTATCCATTTGTAATTGTCTTACGTCACCCTTGAGGTCATCTTTAAGTTCCTTTGCAGTTTGAGCTACTAAAGTTACTTCTTCTAAAATCATGGACATTTCTGTTTTAATCGTCTCTAATTGTTGTTCAATTAATTCTAATCGTTTGTCCATTTCAGCTTTCGCTAAATCTATTTTCTTATCAAAACCGCTGAGGTCGGGAGCTACAAACTCTTGTACTTGTTGTTTCATGTCTAAGTAGTCATCATAAAATTTATATGCTGACCAACCACCGCCGACTATCGCACCTATCAAAGATAGAATAATAAAAAATTTTCCACCAGAGAATTTAATCCCCTGATACTCAATACTGGCCATTTATTATATTCTCCATAGTTTGTCCTTGTGCCATATCAAATAACACTCCGTAGTTGTCCTCTATTGTTTTGTTTAAGTATTCGTTAACATCTGTATCAACAATAGTTGATTGTGTGTCAAAGAATGTTTTTGTATTGCCAAGTATTTGCATAACAATTAACGTCTTCATTTGATTTGATTCATCATACCTAGCTTTGTCATCAATCTTTTTTACTATCTTAGTTGCAGCTTTCTCTTTTGATGTTGGTTCTTTTACAGGCTTTTCTGGTTCTTCAACTTCTTCCTGTTGTACTTCTTCTTGTTCTGTACTATCCTCTGTTTCCATAGCGGGTTCTTCAGTAGCTTCGCTATCGGGTTCTGTTGATTCTTCTGTTGGTTGTTCATCTACAGGTTCTTCTACTTCAGGTTCAGGTAAATCTATTTCCATCTCCATTTCTATTTCTAGCTCTAGTTCCATTTCTGTTTCAATTTCTACAGATACTAATTCAGGTTCTGGTAAATCTATTTCAAAGTCTACTTCAAACTCTTGTATTTCTAATTCTACAGTTTCATATGTTACTTCTTCTGTCTCAGGTTCTATAGGGGCAAAATCAATATCACCATCATCAAAGCTTACATCATTATATTCAAAAACTTCTTCTATAAAATCTAACTCTGTAGGGTCAAATATATCTAGATAATATATTTCTTCTATTGTAGTAATTTGTTGTGTAATTATAGTATTAATTACATTATAAAATACATCTACTGTAACATCATCAAATAGTGGACCAACTGCTAGATTAATATCTCTACCACCAATTTCAATAGTTAATTTATTTAGTACACCACCGAAATCGAAAGAACCATTGTATGATTGGTAACCTGATGCAATGCCAGATTCAGACAAGATGTCAGTACCTGAAAAGACTTGGCTAGTGCCGTTAAGTCCTGTAATGTGCATGTATATTCTATCTTGAGCATCTTGCTTGTCAACCTCTATTGTATATTTTACTTCTCCGCCATTGCTAATATTTAAATCAGAAATATCGACAGTTTGAATGAATGTTGTACCCATTCCTGCAACACCCATAGTAGAGGTACTATTACCACTTCCTACTATACTAGCACATTTATCAGACCCTAGTCCATAACAAGCATTTCCTGTTGGCATACTTGCAGGTCCTTGACCACCCCAGTCAATATCCATATCACCTTCTTTTGATGTAGCTACATATCCTGCATCTCCATCTAGGATATCTCCTGAGTTTTCATTAGTAACAGTCGTAGTAGTAGTGGTGACTGTTGTTGTTGTAGTAGTTACAATTTCTGTTCCTAAATCTTCTTCACTAATATCTATTTGTGTATCTTCTACAATAGATACTCCAGGGGTACATAATCCCTCTGTATCTGGTAAGCAATCTGCTTTAGAGTATGAGTAACAAAGTAAGAGCCATAAGACCAAAATTCTTAATGCCATCTACATCTCCTTTTGATTCTTCCTCTACTTTATTTTGTAGGTATTGAGGTTTGTATCTACTACCATCTGGAATTTCAGAAGGATTAGCTTCCCAATAAGCTGCAGCTTCTGCACCAATTAAACCTTTAACTGGACATGGAGTCCCTGCATCTGTCATGCTATCCCAGGTACGATAGTCTTGACATAAGATGCTAACCGCAGCAACTTTCATACCATAGGCATATAAACTTCTAGATAGCTTTAATTTTTGACAAAGTTCATCATCTATTACAACTCCTGTTGCAAGGCCTACAACATTATTCTGTACACTAGCACCCACACCAACCTTACATATATCGCTGTTAGAATTTATTATAGAAGGTGCATTAGCCGTAGGTGGTGTAGAGTTTGTAACAACTGTGCTAGACACAGTGTTCGTCTCAGCTTTTAAATCTGTAATAGTAGCTGTTACACCAAATAAAAATAATACTGTTAATAGTAGTTTCAATTAGCCTATCCTTAAAGGTTTCATCTGTCTTGTTAATTCTTTTCTCTTTTCTTTCTTTCTTCTTTCAAACATATCTGCAGCAGTCATTCTACCTGCGGTAGGTTGAGCAGATATATCTGTTCTTCTATTACCTGCCATAGGTTTAGATGTTTGTTTTGCTTCTACCATTGGACCACGAATAGGTTTCATACGTTTCTTCATAGGTGCAGTAGTCTTAGCTACTGTCCTAGGTTTTTCTGGTGCAGGTTGAGGCTTTGTAATCTGTTTAAGTTTAGCTTGTTTAATTGCCTCTTCCTGCTGTTTTTTCTTTGGTAGTCTTTGTGTTTTGGGTTTCTCGCTAATCATTAGCAACCACCACAACCACCGCCACAATATTCACACATGTTGTTGTCCTCCTATCTTGCCGTTACTGGCACTCCTTCACTACTTACAAATGGATGTTCTGCAAATGCCATATAAAAAAATGTATATCCACTACTATTATTACTTGGGTGATTTGTTCTCATCTTAAATCCATTTGATAAAAAATCAGTTAAGCAACTTGTATTTGTATATTCAGCTACATAATCATTAGGTATAAGTCTATTATTAACAGGATTTACAGGGTCTCTTGTAGTGTCTTGCAATGTCCACTCTGTAGATTGATTAGTGGGTTTCATTATTATAAAAGAAGGTTTAAATCCTGTATAAACAAATGCTCCATCTGTGCTTCCGTTACCTTCATAAATACCAAATTTAGAGTAGCCTTGTATTTCTGCAAAAACATACGCCAATATATCCCCTTGATTTGCTCCCATAGCACTTCTAAATACAGTTGATGTAAATCCTGAAGTAGTGCTGTTAAAAGTAGCAGTTGTGTCTAAAAATCCATATTGGTCTGAACCTGAAGCATTTGTAATAAATGACCAACTTGTACTATCTGTATCTCTATCCTTTTCTATTTTTACTTTAGGAGTTTTCCCTAATCCATGTCCTACTGTAGTTACTGAATTACCATCTCTTGTATAAGTAACTATACTAAATCCTGCGGTTTGATTGGCTGATACTGTACTAGCATTTGTACCATCAGTATTAGAAGCAGTAGAACCAGATGCTTTCCAACACCAACCTACATAAGTATCACTACTGCCATTAATTGAGCCATCACTACCAATTTGAAAACCGTCAGATTGATACGCTTGTAATTCATTAGAAGCTGAATATTCAGCATTAGCTATATCTACATATAACTCTTTTCCAATACCTCTAACTGCGTCAACCCATCTATGACTTACTGCATTATTTCTTTCTTTATACCAAACTGTATCAGGTTGAAATCCTACTCCTGTGATATTTCTGTCATCTGCACCATTACCACTCCAAGTTACTGTATTAAAATAGTCTTTACCATTATCTATTGTTGTATATGCCATTATCCAAACTCCGCTAAATTTTTAGTACATAGTGCATAATATCCTGATGGTACAGAATATTCAAAATTACCATATCCATTTGCATCTGCATTACTACTTGATATTGCAAAAGATGGGTTACCAAAATTCATTTCAAATGTAGCAGTAGCACTACCATTAGCATTAGCAACTGCAGCTAATCCATTAACAACTCCACTTAAAGAAACGTAATCACTCAAGTTAGCTTCATCTGCATTACCCGAACCATCATTCCATGAACCATTTTTACCAAAATAAACTCTGTCATTATCCATATCTAAAGCAACCATGATTATATCTCCATTGCCATATGATGCTCCATATGTACTAGTTGTATTTCCTGTTACATTTTGGTCGCCATCATTTTTTTCGTAACCTGCATAATTACCTTCATAATAAGATAAATAATCCTCTCTATCAGATGCTTCTCTAACTAATATAGATGAGTTAGTTGATGAAACATGTTTAACTTCCCAATACCACTTACCATTAGCAGGAGCAATACCACCTGCCGCTCCTTGTGTGCCGTCTCCTGCAGGAAGAACTACTTTACAATTTCCCTCACTAAAAGTAGGAGACCCTTGTTTGTAAAGAGGATTTAAGGTGCAAAAATTATTAGTTGGTGAATCTGTATTTACATCAGTAGCTGCAAGATTAGTTACTGCAAAATGATTATCATTACCTGATGTATCTGCACCTATACCAGTAGCATTTTGACTTGTTCCTGTTTCTTTGAACTCTAAATGATAACCATATGTGCCATAGCTTCCTTCATAATCTTTATGTTTCCATATATTTGAAGTGGAATCAAACTCTCCAAAGTCAGTATGTGATGCAGTTCCATCTATAAAATTTAAATCTGCTAAATATCCATCAAAGTATTCACTAGTAGTTCTTTTATAATAACCAATATCTTGTCTTTCACTTGTATTCATAAATTGTACTACTGCATTTTGACTAGGCTGTTCATTATCTTCTAAATCAGTAATTTGATTTCCATTAATATATAATTTTGCTCTTTCAGATGAAGTAGATTGTGTAGAATCAAATTTTATTACAATATGATACCAAGCATTAACATCACGAAATTTTGCAATTGTTACTAAATTAAAAATAGTTGAGCCTCCTGCCGTATGAAATGCCTGAAATTCGTCTGAATTCTGAAATCTAATATATAAAAATTTTGAAGCAGTGACATCACTACTAATAATTCTTTGATAATTACCAAATCCAGAACTTCTTTTTACCCAGAAAGAATATGTAAATTTATTTATATCTGCACCTGATGATATTGTTCTATCTAAATGAGGACTATCATCATCATTAAGTCTTAAAGAGTTTTGTTGAGTGGCTTTAGATTCATTTCCTCCTACTATGGGAAATACCATGTTACACTACCTCTTTTGGAAACTCGCCTAGTGGTCTTGTAATTACAGGGTCTTCTTCTGTTCCTGTATTCGTGTAAGTCAATAAAGTTTCTAATGCATCTACATCTGAACAATTATCTATAGAAGTTTCCATAGCATTGACTTTTGTTCTAACTGCTGCTCTGTATGTAGCAATATTACTAGGTACATTATAATCTGTTACATCCGCAGATTTGATAACATACCAATCCGTTCTAGAAAGTATTCCTGCAGCTTCTGCATTAAATTCATTTTTGTATTGTGTTTTAAGACCATAGTTAATTACTTGATTACCATCAGCATCTTTTAACTTATCACCATTCTCATCAACAGCATCTTCATCATTAAGTCTTTTAGCAGTTGCTGTTCCATAACTACCTATTACTTTACCACTACTAAAAGCATAAGTAATATCTGTGTTAATCCAAAACTTTTCACTTTTTTTATTAGTGCTATCTATTTCTACAGTATAAATGCCGATAGCATTTCTCTCTGCTTCAGTCCATAAACTATAAATAGTTTTAGGATATTGATTATCTCCTATTGTAATTCCCTTGTTTCCTTTAGGGAATTGTGTGATTGTTCCTGATTCTACTAATGCAAACATATTTACTCCTATGATAATGTTAGGTTAAGATTTCTACCTACCTCTAAAAACTTTGAACCATTATATCTAAATACAAA